GGATATCATGGCTTGGCAATAGAATTAAAAGCTAGAAATATATTTAAAAAGGATGGCACATTGTTAAAATCTCAACATACAGCACAGCAACAAAAAATAATAGATTTACTAAATGCCAATAATTATTACGCTACGTTTGCAGTAGGATATAATGATGCAAAAAATATAATAGACAACTATGTTAATGTTAAGTGATATAAAAGAAATGAATGCTCATGCTATTAAAATTGATGGGTATGATAAAGCTATTATTGGATATGATTTACAAAATGAAACATTAATCTATGATAGAGATATGATGATAGATATTGCCACTGAAGAAATGCTAAAAACGCATAATAAAACAGAGGCATCTACAATAGCGGAAGAATATTTGGAACATAATGTTTTTAGTATTTACGTTGGACAGTTTACTCCAATATTTCTAGAAAAAGTTGACAATAATGCTTGATTTTGATATTATAAATAAAATGTATCCAAAGGCATTTGTCAAATATATAGGTTGGCTAAATTCTAAAATACCGCAAAATGGTAGAAGTATATACTTTTTTGATAGTTACATATATTATGATAAGGGAAATACTACAAATCTTTTTAATAATAGTACTAGGGATTTATTTGATTTTTTTGACGACTACAATATACATATTGAAGTATATAAAGAGCAAGTTCTTGGTGCTAAAACGCATTATGAAAGATGGTGTTTTGATATAGGATTAATAATAAGTAAAGGTTATACAAATAGACGATTGGCAGAAGGTGCAGCATTTAAGCAAGGCTTTAGAATATTAAATAAAAAAACATGATACATCCTTATACATTTATAGGATTAGCAGATAGACCACAAATTAGAAGAATATCAAGTTGTACAGTAGATAATATGTGTGAGTTATTAGCCGATTATACTGGAATAGATAAAGAACTTATACGACATAAAACTAGAAAAAGAGAATTTGTATTAGCACGACAAATAATATATGCTATATTAAGGAAACATTATAATTTAAGTCTAAATCAAATAGGAGGACTTTTTTCCAAAGACCATAGCACAATTATACACAGTTTAGAGGTGCATGAATGCGATTATGAAACAGATAGACTGTATAAAAAGACATTTGATTACGTAGAAAAAAAGGTATTATTTTGGTAAAATTTCAAGTATGGTATTATCCGTTTAGCTTTGATGAAGAAGAAGCGGTAAAATGCCAAGTAAAAATATACAAGAATAGCGTTTGTATAGAAATATTAGAATTTAAGGAAATTTTAGATGAAGAAAAACTAAAACAAATTAAAAAACAGAAAAGGGAGGAATATGAAAATTGAATTAATTGATATTAAGAAAATTAAAAATAATCCAAACAACCCAAGGATTATTAAAGACCATAAATATGCAAAACTATTAGAATCTATAAAAGATTTTCCAGAAATGCTTAAAATTAGACCAATTGTCGTTGATGATAATATGGTGGTTTTGGGTGGTAATATGCGTTTAAAAGCGTGTAGAGAAGCTGGAATAAAAAAGATACATATTATTAAGGCAAGTGAATTAACAGACGAACAAAAGAAACAATTTGTCATTAAGGATAATGTAAATTTTGGAGAATGGGATTGGGATATGATTGCCAATGAATGGGATAGCACAAGTTTGGAATATTGGGGTTTGGATGTATGGCAAAATGTAGATGATGTAGTTAATAAAGTTAATAGTGGCGATGAATGGGTAGGAATGCCAGAATTTGAAACAATAGACAATCCATTAAAAATTACAATTAGTTTTGAAAATGAAGAAGATAGAGAAGAATTTGATAAAGTATTTAAAATCAAATATGTAAGCAAAGGTAATAAAACATGGTCTACTTGGTGGCCGTATAAAGAAAAACAAGATTTAAAATCATTAAAATATGAATAATTGGGATAAGCCAATATTAATTGTAAGTCCACCAAGAAGTGGTTCATCATTAACTAGTTTGATTTTAACAGAATTGGGTTTGTGGGGTGGTAATATGAAAAAAGGCGATAGATGGAATAAAAATGGATATTATGAGAATATTGCAATTACCAGTTTATTGATAGATTATTTAAGAGAAAATGATAAAGAACAATTATTAAAAAAATATAACCCTCTTACATTAGATGCTGATTATTATAAATTTGATTTATTAATAAAAGAAATATTATATGTTGAAAGTTTGCCATATAATGAAAAGTGGTTTTATAAAAATCCAAAAATCGCATTTTGTTGGCAGTTGTTTAATAAATATTTTCCAAATGCTCAATGGATTATAGTAAAAAGAAATAGAAATGAAATATTAAATTCAATATTACGAACAGAATTTATGGATGCATATAAAAGTGTAAATGAATGGAATAATTATTTGGATAAATATGAAATACTAATTAATAATATTAAATCCAATTGTAATTATACTGAATTTAATATTAATAATGTTTTTGATAATAAAATAAGTGAGGTAAAAAAACTTTGTTACTATTTAGATATAGAATATAATGAAAAATGGAGAAAATTAATAAATAAAAAAGAATGGAATAATGACAAGTAAATATCCTATTTATATATTATCTAAAGGTAGAGCATTTAATTGTTTAACAGCTAAATGTTTTATAGAGGATAAAGTAGATTTTTATTTGGTTGTTGAGCCACAAGAATATGATGAATATAGAAAATCATTTCCAAAAGCCAATATTTTAATTTTACCTAAAGAAAGTGCTGGTCATGGCGCAATACCAGTTAGAAATTGGATATGGCAACATAGTAAAAAAAACGGCTTTGAAAGACATTGGGAATTTGATGATAATATAAGATTGTTTAGAAGATTAAATAAAGGAAAAAGAATTAGATGTAATGCTCAAATAGGCATAAATGTTATAGAAGAATTTACAGATAGATATACCAATATTGCAATAAGTGGATTTAATTATACCTTTTTTGTAATGAATGAAATGCAACATCCATATTTTTTGAATTGTCATGTATATAGCGCAATGTTGATAGATAATAATATTCCTTACAGATGGAGATTAAGATTTAATGCAGATACAGATTTATGTTTACAAGTTATAACTAATAATTTGTGTACAGTTTTATTCAATGCCTTTACTTGTGATAAACAAGCAACAATGACCATGAAAGGTGGCAATACCAATAGATATAAGGGTGATGGTAGACTTATTATGTCCAAAACATTAGAAGAAGTATGGCCAGAATATGTAAAAACCAAAATAAGATTTGGTAGACCACAACATTATATTGTTAATGATTGGAAAGATTTTAAACATCCATTAAAAAGACGTACTGATATTGATTGGAATGAAATAGAAAATAAGAAATATAAAATACAATTAACTAAGCAAAACGAAATAAAAAGTAATCGTTTGAAAAAGTTTTATGAAGACAATAAGTAATGCCTAAAAAGACAAATACCGACATACTAAAAAAGCAATTAATAGATGCATTGGAACAAAGTCTAGGAATAGTAACTGTTGCTTGTAAAAACGTGGGTATTCATAGGTCTACATTTTATGAATGGTATAAAAAAGATACTGAATTTGCTAATAAGGTAGATAATATAGAAGATATGGCTTTGGACTTTGCTGAAAGCCAATTACATCAACAAATGCTAAATGGTAATGTAACCGCAATAATATTTTATTTAAAAACTAAAGGAACAAAAAGAGGATATATAGAACGACAAGACCATACGCATCATTTAAAACCATTTACACACATTGAGATAGAACAAAAAT